ATTACGAGTATCTACAGCTTGAATCGGACGGCAGCAATTTCCGCATCGTCAGCGCCACGCGCAGCACTCTGGCGGCAAACGGAATGCAGAGTCGCGACTGGCCCGGCAACTGGCTCTATCCGGCAAGTTCCGGCTATGCCGCGACACTGGGCGACAACGGTACGATCCTGTCGAGCTTCAGCACCAGCACCGGGCTGACGGTGACCCTGCCATCGACGACGGGGCTCCCTTCGGGCTGGTCGATGGGGTTCGTCACCGAGAACGGCAAGGGCCTCACGATCCAGGTCAATGCCACGAGCGGCGGCAACATCCTCTATCCACTGATTGGCGCATCGGCGAAGACATCGCTGACCATGGCCGGTAACAATTATGAGTTCGTCCTCCTGCAATACGATGGCGGGGGTAATTTCCGGGTCGAGCAGGCAACGCCCGGCACCGCCCAGCAACTCAACATGGCCGGGATCGGGGGCATCAGCCGGTTCAGCTTTCCAAGCGTCAGCGCTTATGCGGCGACCGTCGCCGACAATGGCAACGCGATCGTCAGCTCGAACTCGCCGCTCGCCTATCTGGCGGTGACCCTGCCATCGACGACCGCTCTCAATGACGGCTGGACCATCGCGATCGTCCAGGACAACAACAAGACCAATGCTGTCCAGGTCAACGCCACCTCGGGCGGCCATATCCTTTATCCGGGCAGTGGCGCAACGCAGAGTTCGGTCGCGCTCGCCGCCGGCAATTACGAACATGCCGTGCTGCAATACGACGGCGCCGGTAATTTCCGGGTCGTCGCGATCACCCCGGCCAGCGCGGCGGGGCTGGCGATGCCGGGCACCTCCGCGATTTCGCGCTGGTCGTTCCCGGCGGTCAATGACTATGCCGCGACGGTCGCTGATAACGGCAGTGCGATCTCGTCCTTCAACGCGCCCGGCGCCGGCGCAACCGTTACGCTGCCGGCGATATCGACGATTGCCCAGGGCTGGACGATCGGGGTCGCGACCGACGCCGGCAAGACCATGACCGTCGCGGTCAGTGGCGGCGCCGGCGAGAAGATCCTTATACCCGGGACCCTCGGCGCGAAGACCTCGCTGGCGCTGTCGACCAACACTGCCGGCTATGAGCTGGCAATCCTCCAATTCGACGGCAGCAATTTCCGCGTCCTCTCCGCGACCCCGTTGACCGCGAACCTGAACGGCCTGGCGATGCTGATCGGCACGCCTGCCTCGAGCACGGCCGCCTGCCAGACGGGCGCCATGGAGACCGACGGCCTCTACCTCTACTTCTGCGCCGCGCCCAATACCTGGAAACGGTCAGCATGGAGCAGCTTCTGATGCCCCCGAAAGGTGGTGCGCGCATGCCCCTCAATTCCTCCTACACCGGGGCCTCCTACACCTGGGGCCAGCAGGGAATCGAGGCGCAATTCGGCCCCGTGTTCCAGCCCGGACAAGGGATCTTTTCGCCCGGCTATCCGCTGGTGCCGGCCGAGTCCGAGCGGGTGCGCCTCTGGGATTTTCCGGTCGGCGTCAACACCCTCTACACGCCGCGCGCCTATGAGCCGGTGTCGTTCGGTGAGCTGCGCGCACTGGCGGACAGTCACGACATCACGCGCCTGGCAATCGAGACGCGCAAGGACCAGCTCGAAAAGCTCGACTGGACGATCAAGCCGCGGACGACACAATTTCCCGCCGCAGACGCGCGGACACGCAGCGCCCAGCTTGCCGATTTCTGGCGCCGGCCCGACGGTGAGCGGCCGTTCGCGAGCTGGTTGCGCGAGCTTCTCGAGGACTTATTGGTGCTCGATGCCGCGACACTTGAGCTGCGCCGCAACCGTGGCGGCCAGATCATCGGTCTCGATGTCGTCGACGGCGCCACGATCCAGGTGCTGTTCGACGAAACCGGGCGCCGGCCCAAGCCGCCCGCACCGGCTTTCGAGCAGGTGATCCACGGCCGGCCGTGGAAGCTGTTGACGAGCGATGAGGTTATCTACCTGCCGCGCAACCCGCGCCCGCACAAGGCCTACGGGTTTGGCCCGGTCGAACAGATCGTCATGACCGTCAACATCGCGCTGCGGCGCCAGGCGATGCAGCTCCAGCACTTCACCGAGGGTAACGTGCCTCCCGGGCTGCTGACCGCGCCGGAGGGCTGGAATGCCGAACAGATCCGGCAGTTCCAGGAATGGTTCGACGGGGTGCTCGCCGGCAACACCGGGGCGCGCTCGCGGCTTGTCTGGGCGCCGAGCGGGACGAATTATCAGGCCTTCACCGAGGCGCCCTACAAGGACGAGTTCGACGAGTGGCTGGCGCGCATCGTGTGCTACGCCTTCTCGCTGCCGGCGACGGCGTTTACCCGCCAGGTCAACCGCGCCACCGCCGAGACGGCGCAGGAGGCCGCGCTGTCCGAAGGGCTGGCGCCGCTGATGGGCTGGGTCAAGCGGCTGGCCGATCATGTCATCCAGGACCGTATGGGTCAGGCTGACCTCGAATTCGCCTGGGTCGATCTGCGCCCGGCCGACCCGTCCGAGCAGGCCAAATTGCTCGACACCTATGTCCGCGCCGGGATTTACGCGGTCAACGAAGCACGCGACATCCTCGGCTTCGACCCCGTGGCCGGCGGTGAGTTGCCGATGGTCTATGGCAGCGGCGGACCGGTCTTGCTCGCACCGGCGCCAGGTCCATCGGTCAAGCAACCCTGAACCGTTCGACCTCAGCGGAAATCGAACTGGGCTGGCGCCGCCCTGCATCCTCCTCATGCCCCGGCAACCGACGGTAATCCAAACATGACCCACTCTCCGCGCGGCCCCCGGGCGGCTTTCTTGTTAGTCGCCCTCGGCATCACCACGAGCCTCTCGATGGGCTTGACCTGCAGCGCGTCGGCGCAGGGCAAATCCGTCGAGGTTTCGGCCTACCGGCAGCTCGGGGCCAGCGAGACGATGGCCTCGCCCGGCGCCAATGGCAGCGACGCCAGCGCCAACGCGCCGTCGCTCGCCGGCCTGACGTTGCTCGCGACGATCCCGGCGCCCCCCGGGCCGCGGCTCGGTTATCTGATCCAGGCGCAGTGCACCGCCGGCCTGACGGTCGTTTTGGACGATCAGGCTGGCAGTCTCACACCGACGGTCATGGTGCTTGCCGGAGCCGCAGCGAATGGCGGTCAGGGCGGCTCGCTCAGCATGTCGGGCCTGCCGCATACCGGCCGCATCCGGATCTATTCGAACTCGTCGAGCTGCCAGATGGCCGCAAGGAGCTGGTGATGAGGCAGGGACATCTCGCCGCGCTACTGGCCGCGGCCGCGGTATTGACGTTGCCAGCTGCGGCGCAAACTCCTCCGATACAGCCGGCGCCCGGGATGCTGGTGACCGGTGCCAACGGTACCATCACCCCGAGCGGCGGCACCGCGGCGATCACCGTGCCGGCGCTCGCCGGCCGCGTGCTGACGCCCTTGGATTTCGGCGCCGTCGGCGACACGCAAAGGAAGAGCTGCACGGTCACGACGGCCTCGGGGTCGCCGACCGTGACGATAACGGGCGCGGGCTGTGCCTTCACCGCCGCCGACATCGGCAAGAGCATCGTCATTTTCGACGCGGGCGCCTCGCTGGCCACGGCGCCCATTGCCTCGGATGCGGTCAACGCCGCCGGCTCGGCCTATACCTCGATTCCGACGATCACGATAACCGACGCGACCGGGGCAGGCGCGGTGCTGACCGCCAACGAGGGGTTGGCGACGGCGACCGTCGCGACCGGCGGCGCGACCTGCACCAACGGCGTCCAGACCTTCACGGTGGACGGCGGGACGAACACGGTTGCTGCGACATTCACCGGCACGGTGACGGGCAACGCGCTCTCGGGTGCCCTCACGCCGGTTATCGCCGGCTCGTACTCAGCCCTGCCTTCGACCACGGCGGCAACGGTCAGCGGCGGGGGTTGCGGCACCAAGCCGACGATTTCGAACACATGGTTGCAGGTCACGCCGACGCTCGTCTTCACCGGCTACAACTACACCGCACCGACCGCGGCCTATTCGGCCGGCAGCGCGACGCTCTCAAACCCGGTCCTCGCCACGGCAGGGGTCAACCCGCTCGCCTCGACGATCAGCAACGTAGCGGGCACGACGCTGACGCTGGCGGACAATGCAAGCCAGACAATTACGGCGACGGCGAAGCAGGTCACCTGGGGTCACGACGACGCCACGGCGATCAATGCGCTGCTCAGCGCCACCGCGAAGGGCACGGGCGGGGCCTATGCCTACGCCTATTTCCCGCCGGCGCCGGGTGGTTTCTGGGGATCGACGGCGGCATTGAACATCGCGGTCGGCGGGTTCCCTTCAAAGATCGTCGGCGCGGGCCGCACGCTGTCCACCGTCGTCGCCCTCGGGCCGATCGCCGAGCTGGTGTTCCAGAACCAGGCGGCGCAGGGGGCGATCCAGGACATCACCTTCGACGGCAACAAGCTGACCACGGACGTGGCGATGCTCAACTGCATCTCCTTCGCCCATCACGCCAATGTGGCCTTTATGAACCCAGCGCCATATGGGACGAATTACGTCCTGGGAACGGCGGGGGGATCATCCTGCAACAGCAGCGAAACGATCAATGTCTTCGCCGGGATTTCGGATGATTTCTATGCCGGCGCCGCCGATCAGCCGCTCTACAACGTCGAGATCAACCAGACCGACAGCCAGCACTTCGGGATGTTCGCCTTTGGCGGGCTGGCCTCCAATATTCATGTCAACACCGGAGCCAACAACACTGTTCTGATCTCGCCGCACGCCTATACGATAAACGGCGCGGCCTCGGCGGCGACGACGCCTTATCTGCTCGACGCCTGGGGCAGCTTTTACGACCTTCGCTCGGATGGGGCACAGCAGAATGCCGTCCAGATCAACGCCTCGAAAACTCAGGTATTCGGCGGCTCGACGGTCAATCCGTCGACGACGGCGAATGGCGTCTCGGTCGCGGCCAGTCTCAACAGCGTCATCGTCGAGGGCTACGATTGCAGCAGCCACGCGGCCCCCTCGACGCAATGCCTCGTGCTCGCTTCGCCGGTCGGCGCGAATTTTCACGGCTTCGCGAACGTCGGGGCGACGAACTACAACCCATTGCCGAAAGCGCCGAACGCCGCGTCGGTGATTTTGGGAACGGGTGCCGGAGCCAATTTGACGGTCGCCACCGGCAACATGACGGCGCTGGGGATCAACGCCCTTGCCGCCAACACGACCGGTACGGCGAACGTGGGAATAGGAGATGGGGCGGGCGCGGCGGCTGCAACAGGCAGCAACGGCGTCTATGTCGGCGGCTTCGCGGGCGGCAAGGTATCCGGCGGCAGCGGCAACACGATTGTCGGCGAGGGCGCCCTGAACAGCGGCGCGTCGAATGTAACGGCGGGCGGCTGGACCGTTGTGGGCAACGGCGCGTTTAACCTTGTGCAAGGGAATACCGTCGCCGGCGCCGGCCTCGGGGCGAACGTTTGCAACAAGCTGACCACGGGAGCCCGCGCTCTGTGCCTCGGGAACAACGTCGGCAGCACGACTCTGGCGACCGGGAGCGACGTGGTGCTGATCGGAACGAACAGCAGCATTGACGCGCCCAGTTCGTCGACGAGCAACTACATCGGCATCGGCGCCGGCAGCACGGCCATCTGGTCGGCGACCGGGACGGGCACGCCGACAACGGCAATCGAGACGTTCCACGGCAACATCCTCTTGCCCGAGGTCACGACCGGGACGAACACCGACTTCGTGTGCATGTCGTCGGGCAACAAGCTGACGCTCCAGACCTCGGCCTGCACGATCTCGTCGCTGCGGTTCAAGAACCTGGTCGGCGGCTACCGTGTCGCCGACGCGCTCGGGACGGTCGGGAAGCTGAAGCCGATCGTGTTCAAGATGAAGCCGCTTGCTATACCCAGTCCGGATCACAACTACGGCGGGGTACAGATCGGTCTCTCGGCGGAGAATGTGGCGGCGATCGAACCGCGCTGCGCGATCTACGAGAACGACGGCAAGACGCCGAAATCCTACCGGCAGGAGTGCCTCATTGCCGTGCTGGTAGCCGGGATGCAGGTGCAACAGCGCGAGATCGAGGCGCTGAAGGCGCGGTGATTGAGGTATCGACGCATGCGGTGGGCGGGCGAATTTCTCCGGACAGGTAGACATCTACCTTTCGGGGTTGATGTCGGCTGCCGCGCTTTTTTCGAGCGACACGAACCGGGGAGACTTTTCGATGCGGTTTTACTGGCCGATCGCCAAGGTCGATGCCGAACAGCGGATGGTGTGGGGCTATGCCTCGACCGAGGCCGAGGACGACCAGGGCGAGACCGTCACGCGCGAGGCGTTGGCCGCAGCGCTCGACGATTACATGCGCTTCGCCAATATCCGCGAGATGCACCAGCCCTCGGCGGTCGGCGTCGCCACCGAAGCCGCAGTCGACGACAAGGGCCTCTATCTCGGTGCCAAAATCGTCGATAACGATGCCTGGCAGAAGGTCGCAGAAGGCGTCTACAAGGGCTTCTCGATCGGCGGCAAGGTGACCGCGCGCGATTCCGCCGATCGGCGGCTCATTACCGCGCTTCGCCTCACTGAAATTTCGGTGGTCGATCGCCCGGCCAACCCGGAGGCGGTGTTCGATTGCTGGAAACTTTCCACTCGCCCGGCAACAGGAGGCAGCATGCCCACTATCGCGGCGTCAACCCGCGCGCCCGTACAGATCTGGGATTGCGGGGTTGCCGGTCATCGCCATCTCGCGAAGGCGCAGGCGATGGGCTGCATCGAAGACCATGAGCCGGCCGGCGCCACAGCGGGAGACGACCGTACCGGCGATGCGGCCCAGGCGTCTTTGGCCGATCGGGGGCCGCCGACGGCCGCATCCGAGCCGGGCCGCGCAGACGATACGGCGTGCAAGGGTCTCGCCGAAATCGGCCGTCTGGCGCAAATCATCCTCGACCTTGAAGGACTGCACGAGTGCATCGCGATCGAGGCGGCAATGGCAGCGGACGCATCGCCCCTGCCGCAGCGGCTGCAGGCGATCATCGCCGAATTGCGCGATTTTCTCGCACCGCTCGTCGCCGAGGAAGGCGTCGAGCTCATTGATTGCGGCGATGCCTCGCCTCAAGGCGGGCTGGCCGCGATGGTCGTCGCCGACACTCTGCGCAAGGTGCGCCAGCCGGATCTGGCGCCGCTTGCCAAGGGGCTTGCCAAGCTCGCCGACGAGTTGGTGCCGCGTCTCGATGCGCTGCAAAAACGCGTCGAGGAGATCGCCCGCACGCCGCTGCCGCCGCAGACCCTCGCGCGCGGATTTACCGGCATCTCAAAGCGCGAGGACGGCGGCGGGGCGATCACCGCCGGCGAGGACATCGTCCTAGCGCTCGCCCGGATGAGCGACGAGGAACGCACCTTGACCTTGATCAAAGCGGTGCATGCCAACCCGATTGCTCCGTTTGGAGCTCCGATCAGCCGGCCCGAGGGATTCGCCAGCCGATAGAGCCTGCCACCTACACCCCTGACCAGACCCGGCCGTTTGCCGGGTTTTTTCATGCCCGAGCGGAAGGACACACCGATGAACCCAACCCAGGACACGCTCGATCTGGTGAAGGGCGCGTTGCGCACGCCCGACGACCGGATCACCAAAGCGATCACCACCGGCAGCGGTCTTGTTGCCTTTGACCTGCAAACGCCGGCGAAAAATCTTTTCCCGGTCACGACGCCGATCCGCAATTCGATAGCGCGGGTCGGCGGCGGTACCGGTACCGCGACCAATTGGCGCCAGGTGACCGCGCTGACCGGTTCCGGCTTCGACGCGATGGGCTGGGTACCGGAAGGCCAGCGCTCGGGCCAGATGTCGTACACGACCGCCTCCAAATCGGCGGCTTATGTGACGATCGGCGAGGAGGATGCGGCGACCTACGAGGCGATCAGCGCCGGCCGCCATCTCGAGGACGTCCAGGCCCGCATGACTTTCCGCCTGCTGCAGAAACTCATGCTGAAGGAGGAGATGGCGATCCTCGCCGGCAACGCTTCCCTGCAACTGGGCACCCCGGCGGCGGCGGTGCTGTCGGCCTCGGGCTCGGGCGCGACATTGCCGGCCGCGACCTATTCGGTCATCGTCGTCGCACTGACCCTCGAAGGCTACCAGAATTCGGCCGTGACCGCCGGAATCGGTGTCGCCACCACCAAAACCGTCACCGGCGCCGACGGCAAGACCTTTGTGCTTGCGGGCGGCTCGTCCAACAAGAGCACCAATGCGACCCAGGCGGTAACCTTGGGCCAGACGCTGTTCGCCAGCGTCACGGCAATCCAGGGCGCGAGTGCCTATGCCTGGTTCGTCGGCACCGCCGGCGCCGAGACGTTGCAGGCGATCAGCACGATCAACAGCGCCAGTTTTACTGCCCCCCTGACCGGCGGCCAGCAGGCGGTATCGGCGATCACCGCCGACAATTCGGCCAATCCGAGCTATGCCTATGACGGGCTCCTCACGACCGCGTTGAAAGCGGGTTCGACCGCCTATGTCAGCGTTCTGCCGACCGGTAGCGCCGGCACCGGCACGCCGCTGACCGCGTCGGGCCGTGGCTCGGTCGTCGAGATCGACACGATGTTTCAGCAGATGTGGAACCTCTACCAGGTGTCGCCGACCGTGCTCTACGTCAATGTCCAGGAGCTGAAGAACATCACTGCAAAGGTGTTGTCCAACGCCTCGGGGCCGCTGCTGCGCTACGAGGTCGGCACCGACGGCAACCCATACAACCTGGCGGCGGCGGGCGCGGTGTCGTTCTACTTCAACCCGTACACCCTGAATGGCGGGTTGCGCATTCCGATCCGTATTCATCCGCGGGTGCCACCCGGCACGATCGTCGGCTGGGCCGAGCACCTGCCCGTCCAATACCAGTCGAACGAGGTGCCGAACGTCGCCGAGGTGAAGACCCGGCAGGATTACTACCAGATCGACTGGCCGGTGGTGACCCGCCAGCGCCAGGCCGGGGTCTACGCCGAAGAGGTGCTGGCGGTCTACGCGCCGTTCGCGGTCGGCGTCATCAGCAATATCGGCAACGGTTAGTAAAAATACTTCGGCGCAGAGGGCGCAAAGGTTTCGCAGAGGGCGCAAAGGCGATTTTTGGGCAGGTAGTGCCCACCCTAAATCCTGCTGAGCAGGAGTGACTGGCGTTACGCGCCGGCAAATCGCCATCGCGTTCTTTGCGCATCCTCCGCGTCCTCCGCGGTAAGGCGTTTCTTTTTATGTTTTTCGATGTTTCGGAGAACGCGGACATGGCCTTTGGCGATCTCACCACTCTGGCCGATGTCAAGGCCTGGCTGCAGACCGGACAGGATGCTTTTCCGGACACCGACGATGTGCTTCTGACGCGCCTCATTACCGCAGCCAGCCAGTTCGTCCAGAGCTGGCTCAATCGCCAGGTCGCGCCCAGCGATTGGCAGGAGGTCCGCGACGGCACCGGCGGGCAGCGCCTCGGCTTCGCCAACATCCCGGTCACCGCGGTCTTGTCGTTGTCCATCGATGGCCTGGCAATTCCGCCGTCTCCGGCCGATGGCGGCTTTGGCGCGGGGTATGTGTTCAGCCCGACCGAGCTGGCGCTGCGCGGCTATGTCTTCACCAGGCGCGCGCAGAATGTGATCGTCACCTACACCGCGGGCTACCCGGTGACGCCGCCCGACATCGCACAAGCCGCGATCGAGCTGGTGTGCCAGCGCTATCGCGAGCGCACCCACATCGGCGAAGTATCGCGGGCCCTGGGGGGCGGCGAAACCGTCACCTATTCGCAGCAGGACATGAGCGACGACGTGAAGCTCCTGCTTGCGCAATATCGCTTGCTGGCGCCGGTGTCGGGCTTTGCCCGCCGCGTGGCCCCGACTGCGACCGATCCCCTGCTGGTGGCGCTGTTATGATCGCGCCAAAAATGATCGGCGATGCGGCGCTCATTGCGCGATTTGGCGCGATCCCCGCGGCATTGCGCGCGGCTCTCGCCGGCGAAGCCGATCGCCTCGGCCGGATGCTGCGCGACCAGGTCGCACGCCCCGCCGGCGGAGAGCCGGTTTTGCTTGTCGTTGACAGCACGACAGACGGCGTGACGTTGACAATCACGCGGCGCCGAGGCCCCGCCGCGCACTCGCAGAGTGTGGCCGGGCCGAAAGCCGTCCGGACATGGATTGCACCGCGGCGCCCGCGATCGCACCGGTCGCGGCCGCCAGCCGGTGTCCGCCCAGCGCTGCCCGGTCTCAAGGCTGCCTTCGACGCAATGCGTCCCGAGATCCGCACGAGCATGGCGGCGGTATTCCGGCGGGTGCTGGTTCGATGATCGCGCGCGAGCCGATCTATGCCGCGCTGTTCGCACGGGTTTCGGGCGCTGCCCATTTCGTGACAGCGGCGCGGCGCATGCGTCACTGGAGCGGCCTGACCCCGGCCGAACAGCCGGCGCTGTTCATGCGCCAGAAGAGCGAGTTCGCGGCGGCGACGACGCTCGGCGCGCCGACGGTGTGGACGCTGCTTGTCGACCTTTACCTGTACGCGCATGCGAGCGACCCCTATGTCGCGCCGGCGACGGTTCTCAACCCGCTGATCGACGCGGTCGAAGCAGTGCTGGCGCCATTGGCGGCAACCGGGGTGCAGGACCTCGGCGTGCCCTCGATGGTCCAGCACGCCTACATCGCCGGCAAGATCGAAACCGATGAGGGGGTGCTGCGCGACCAGGCGGTCGCGATCATCCCCGTCGAAATCCTCTGCCTTTGACTAGGAGCTGATCCATGGAAGAGACCGCCGCCTCCGGCGTTGCGGGGCCGTCGTCCGATGCCCCGACTCAGAACGAAACCCTTGAAGACCTCGTCGAGCGCTGGTGGGAAGATCATTTCCCCGGCTCGCCGGTGGCCCAGGTGACTCAGGCCTGGAACCACGCTTTCGCCGCCAAGGAAGAGCTGAAGCGGCGCCTCGTCAATCTCGTTGGGGGAGTGCTCTGACATGCAGCTCGCATTTGGCGCCGGGGCGCTGTGGGGCAACCGCACGGACGTGACCGGATCGGGCATCGGTCCCGACCAGTTCGGCATCCTGCAGGACGTACAGATCGATTGGGATTGGACGACAAAGGAATTGTGGGGCCAGTTCCAGTTCCCGGTCGATATCGCCCGCGGCCAGGGCAAGATCGCCGGCAAGGCCAAATTCGCCCGCATCTTTGGTGCGATATTCGGCGATTTGTTCTTCGGCCAGACCCCGGCGGCGGGGCAGCTGACGGTTTCGGAAAACGAGGCGGCGACGGTCCCCGCGAGCACTCCTTACACGGTGACATCCGCCAACGCCGCCAATTACGTCGACGACCTCGGGGTCTTCTATGCCGCCGGCGCCAGTGCCGGGAACCGCTTCACCCGGGTGACGACACCATCCGCCGCGGGCCAGTACTCGGTCAACCTGGCGACCGGAATCTACACCTTTGCCGCGGCCGATGCGGGCGCGACGCTCCTGGTCAGCTATCTCTATACGATCAGCAGTGCCGGCAGAAAGCTGGTGCTGACCAACCAGTTCATGGGCAACACGCCGACCTTCAAGGCGACGTTCTACACGACGAAGACGACGCAGAGCACGCCGGCCGGGCTGACTCTGGTGCTCAACGCGTGCACCGCGTCGAAACTGTCGCTGCCGACCAAGATCGACGATTACGAAATCCAGGAATTCGACTTCAGCGCGTTCGCCGACCCGACCGGCACGATCGGCACCTTGAGCGTCAACGAGTAGGCGCGATGATGACCGAGAGTGTCACCCTGGGCGGACGGAGCTTCGAAGCCCGGCCGCTGAAGCTCGGCCAATTGCGCCATCTGCTCGATGCGCTCGAGGGCATGACCGGCAAATCGGGCGGCGCGCTGATCGAGGCTGCCGCCACCGTGGTGACCGCCGGGCTCGCGCCGGCGCAGCCCGACCTGACGGCCGATGCGGTGCTCGACCTCGAAGCGACGCTCGAGGAACTCAACGCGGCGGTGGCGGCGATCCTGCGTATCGCCGGGCTTCACCCGATGGAGAACGCCCAGGGGACGAACCCCCAAGGGGAACATGCCCGGGGGGAAGCCCGGCCGGTGGCGGGCCCAGGGGCGCCCCTCGGAGACATCCCGGGGAGCAGCTCGGTGCCGTTTACGGCGCCCTCGCCACCGGCTGCGGGTATGCCTACCGGGTCATCGACGGCATGAGCCTGGCCGAGGCCGGGGAGATTTTCGCTTACTGGGAAGAGAACCCGCCGGCCCATCTGATGCTGCAGACGATCGCGCGCATGCTCGGCTGGACGGCCCGCCCGGCACCGACCGGCGCGCCGCGGATCGCCGACATCGCCGCCGCCGCGCCGCCCGGGCTGGCGGTAACCGAGGGCGGCGACCTCGGCATGCCGGCGCCGCTCGATGCTGATGCGCTGCGCACGCGCAACCGGACGCGGGCGATCGCGATCGCGCGGCGCAACAGGAGCGCGGGGGGCGGCTAAATTCATTGTCGAGCACCGGCCGCCCGCCTAAATTCTGCGCGCAGAAATCTGGCGCGGAGGGACTCCGATGCGGTGGCTCCGCCTCTGTGGCCTCATCGTTGGGCTGGCCGTTTGGGTTCGGCCGGTGCCGGGTATCGCGGCCGGTCCGGCTGACGGTCCGGGGTGCGTCGGCATCATGGCCGAGGAATGCGTGCGCTGGCTCAAGGCGACGATGGTCCTCAACGAGAATTTGGTCGGCCAATCGATGGCGCGCCGGCGTCAGACCGACGTCAACGGAAAGCCGCTCGGCAGCGGGCTGGTCACGGTCTACGGCAGGCTTCCGGAGCGGATGGATCAATTCGTGATCCTCTTGCATCTGCGGCCGGACGACAGCGTGCTCCGCGTTGAATCGAACCTGTTGACGGACCTGATCGACGCCCATACCGAACAGGGGTACGACCACAGCGGGCTCTATGAGATCGTATGGCGCCTCATCGGTCGCCGCTGCCCCGCAATCGCCAAGCTCGAGCTCTACCGGTTTGTCGAAAATTCGGTGCTGCCGCGGCTGAAGACCGAGCGCCAGGATTTCACGGGCGGCCTGTTCGGGTTGCACCGGGTCCATATGCATGCGGCCGGGGTGCCGTATTGCGGGGTCAGCTTCGGCTACACCACGCAGCTCGAATGGCGCGGCTCCGCCGACCCGCGGGCCGGCCGCAGCAAGAAGACCTTTTCCTCGATCGAACTGCAGTAGCACCACCCGAAATTTACCGGGCCCCGCTGGCGCGGGGTTTTTCCGCGGGGCGCTTGGCGCCCCGTTTTGATTCGATCTCGCCCCCGTTTTGTTTTCGAGGTGATGGATGGCCGACGAGGTGCAGATCAAGTTCGGCGCCGATATCGGCGGCGCGATATCGGCGCTCAACACGCTGAAGCAGGCGGTGACCGGCGCGGCCGAACCGGTTGCCCGGTTGAAGAACGCCTTTGTCGATGCCGGCGCCACGGTCCAGTCGAGCGGTGCCGCCGCCCTCGCCGCATTCCGCGCTGACATGCAGCGGATGGTTGCCGAGCGCGCGCTCTCGCTGCGCCAGGCGATCGGCTTCGACATCGAATACGCCGCCCAGCGCAGTGAGCAGGAGCGCGTCCACTTCGATCGGGTGCTGGCCGGCGATGCGGCGACCCTCGCCGAGAAATCCGAGAGCTACGGCGAACTTGTCGAATTGAGCGGGCGCTACGAGGCCCAGCTTGCGCAGGACCAGCGGCGCTTCGCCGAGTCCGCCCGCCGCGAGTCCGACCGGATGGCACAGCCCTACCGGCAGGCCTTCGACGCAATCGGCGCGGGCTGGCGTTCGGCGGTCATCGGCCTGGTCGAACGCACGCTGAGCTTTCGCACGGCGGCGCTCGGCGTCGCGCAATCGGTCGAGCGCGGGTTTATCGCCATGGCCCAAACGACGCTGTCGCGCGCCGCCGCGGGGCCGCTTTCATCGCTGCTCGGGCTCGCCGGCCCCGCCGCCGGCGAGGGAGTGGGCGACGTACTCGGTAATGCCGCCAGCCGGTGGATATCGGGCGCCCCCCAGGAGCTCGGCGGGGCCGCCGCCGGGGCGGCGAACATCGCCGCGCTGGCCGCCAACACCGCCGCGCTCGGCGCGATGACCGCCGGGCTCGGGGTTTCCGCCGCCGCGGGCGGCGCCGGCGCTCTCGGGGGTGCCGCCGCGCTCGCCGGCGGCACGGCCGAGCTCGGGTCGGCGGCGGGCGGGTTCAGCCTGCTCGGCATGCTCGGCACCCTCTTCGCCTTCAAGGGCGGCGGCATCGTGCCCTCGGCGGCGCGCGGCTGGGCCTTGCCGAACTTTCCCGGCACGACACCGGCACTCCTCCATGCCCGCGAGATGGTGTTGCCGGCGCCGCTCAGCGAGGGCTTGCAGGGCATGATCGCGCAAGGCGGTTCCGGTGCTGACATGCACCTCCATTTTCACGGGCCCTCCGACGGCCCGGCCGTCGAGCGCTGGTTTACCGGGCTGATGGCGCGCAATCCCGGGGTCGTGCGCAACATGCTGCGTTCCAACGCGCTGACCCCGCGAACGATCTGACGGCGGGCTCGAATGACCGAGATCTTTCCCACCCTGCCCGGCCTCGCCTGGTCGGTGACGAAGGCGCCGCGCTTCGCCACCCGCATTCAGCGCGCCGTCAACGGGCGCGAGTTGCGCATCCTCGACCAGCCCTATCCGATCTGGACCTGGACCCTCAACTATTCGCTGCTGCGCGACAAATGGGATACCCGCGGGGCGGGCGGGCTCGGTGCCGGTTATGATGAATTGCGCATACTCGCCGGTTTCTTTCTGCAACAGCAGGGGGCGTTCCAGCCTTTCCTGTTTGACGACCCGACCGACGACACCGTCACCGCGCAGCCGATCGGCACCGGCAACTCCAGCACGCGAGTCTTTCAGCTGGTGCGCAGCATGGGTGGCTGCGCCGAGCCGATGATCGGGCCCAACACGGTAAGCGGCATCTTCTTCAATGGCGTGCTGCAGAGCCCGGCCGGCTACGCGGTCGATGGTGATACCGGTCTGGTGACGTTCACCGCGCCGCCGCCGACCGGGCAATCCATTACCGCCGACTTCACCTATCGCTTCCGTGTCCGGTTTGCCGATGACACCGCCGAGTTCGAGAATTTCATGTACCAGCTCTGGCAGTTGAAGCAGATCAAGTTGCAGTCGGCC